CGCCACCGGCCATCGTGAAATTAACAAAAGTTCCCCAGACAGCGCCATAGAAGGCATTAAAACTTAGTGGGTCTAGAGGATCTTTGAAATTACCGGTGTTGTTATAAAGATTTGGGATTGCATAGTTCCAAGCAACGTCAGGAACATATGCCCCGCCGTTATAATAAAATGATAATTCAATGTCGTCACCATCTCCACCGAACTCATCTTCGATGTCTTGAAGAGACAAAGAGTTTTCGCCGTTAGTACCGTTATTTGGGAGGGTCGACCAGTTTACCATTTTTCAAATCCTCTACTTCTACCTTTAATTCTTTTATTGCTTCAATTAAAAGCCCAACAATGTTACCATACCTAACGGCTTTATACGTTTCGCCGTTGTCAGAATGAACATCGTAAACAACGCCCGGGAGTACTTTTTCTATTTCTTGTGCAATAACTCCGGTTGCAACTTCGCCGCTGTCTTTATAGTTAAAGGTGTATCCATTTATTTCATCCATTTTTTCTAATGGATTTTCAATCTTGATTATGTTATCTTTTAATCTTTCATCAGAGGTGGTATACTTAGTTATAACGTCATTCGTTGCAAAGACGTTGTTCGCAGTAACGTCTCCGGTTGTTGAAAAACTTTCAGTCACATTTAGGTTTGGAACAGTAAGAGTACCAGTTGGAGTTAATTCAAACTTTGACGCTCCTATTCCTGTATTAATAAGAAAGTTATTAGTACTGTTATCTTTAAATCCAATATCCCATGATATTGTAGAATCAGTAAATCGTAAAGTTGGTCCATCGGCTGCGTGAGTAAGAGTTGCAGCTACTTTTTCAGTTGCTGAAACTACACTTATTTCTCCATTAATTCCAATAACTGCTCCAGGAGAATACGGCGCCAAACTATCTGTTTTCATTTGAGTATCAGCAATAATATTAGCAGCAGTAAAATCTCCTGCTAATGCAGCGTCTCCTACAGTAGTATCACCTAATGCTGATGCCGTGACTACCGATGTTTGAAATAAGTCAACCATTTCGTTGGTTTTATCTAACCAATTCTGAAACGTTTGCGTGGTGTTAATTTGTACTAATCCAGGTTTTGCCATCTTACCAATTCTCTGTTTTGTCTAATGTCTCACAAACGCGTGTAAGAGTTTGTTTAATTTCTGCAACTTCTTTCGAGAGCGCGTCGACTTTTCTGTGTAAAGCTCTATCTTGTTTATATTTATTAAGAGCATTCACGTCAGAGTTAATGATTGCATTAGAATGTTTATCTCGCTCAAGCATCATGTTAATGCTATTCCTCTATAGTCAGCCACGTATGGTACTTGATAATTATTTGAAGATAACAAGTCAATTCTTACAGCAAATTTTCTAAATCCTAGATATTCGCCAAGCGCGGTAGAATATGTAAGCACCCCGCCATCTAGATTTGCAGAAGGTACTCTATAACTAAATTCTTTATAATCATTGATGTTTGAAGACGATGAAAATAAGTTTAGCCCTTCATACAATTCTAATTCAATCCAGCCAATTGACGCTTCATCTGTATAGTCATGAGCATTAATAGGTCTAATATAAACTTTAATATCTGTTCCGTTTGGTCTATATCCTGTTAAGATTACGTTGAAATCTTCAGCATCTAAACTCTCTTTTAATTCTATAGTTTTAGAAATATATTTACAAGTTGTATCCGCTGAATTTGTACTCTTATATTGATATGCAATTAACGATGCAGTTTCCAAATCAACAATCGGTGTTGAAGTGGAATTGGATTTATTTGCCATGTTTATTGTAAGATCAAACGGCTTAGTGTTTCCAGTGTCATTTGATTTACTATAAAGTAAATTACCTTTTTTGTTGAAGTAATTATTATCTGCAAACTTCATAGGAAGATTATAGTTCTGCAAACTATTAGCAGGGTCATTAAATTGACCAGCCAATGTAGTTGTTGTGATTGCATCGTTTGATTTTAAAATCATTGGCTGAACGTAACTAACATTGATATTATCAACAGAATCAATTACCGCAGTTGCTCGACTATCTAATCCTTCAATTGCACTAAGTGAACTACTTAAAGTAACATCAACACCTTGGAATTGCAAAGTTGCATCCGCTGTACTTTTTCTTAAGTATAGTACTTCATCTGAAAATATGTTGAAGTAATTAACTGATCCGTCAACGCAAGGAAGCATTGTTCCACTTGTAACTACAAAAGGCAATTTTTTATTTAAAGTAACTTGTGTTGCGCTATCAACTGACGCAATTTTAAATATATCTCTAAACGTATTTGTACTATCTTTAATAATTACAGACATACCAGCAGCATAAGTTTCATTGACGGCGGTACCTGTTACAAAGTCACTGCCAAGTGTACCACTTACTGTTGCAATAGTGGCGCCAGATAATGCCTTTTGCTGGAATACTTTTTCACCGGCCAGGAATTCACCATCACGGTCTGATATGCTAAAGAATTCAAGATCTTCAGGAGAAAGTACAACAGAACCAGTAGAGGCGTTGAAATCGTGGCGATATAAATTAAACTTAATATCTTCATCTTGATACGATTTCCAAGCACGGTTGTTTGTAGATGTAAATAATACACCATCACCCCAGTCTTGAACAACTGCGGCTCCTACATTACCTGGAGTAAGATCGGTTTGGCCAACCTTTGAAGTAAATACCAAATAGTTTGGATCATTTGCGTCTGGCTTAATTACAACTGCGTATTCTTTTTCCACGTCAAGTCTAACTGGCGCTTCAAAATCAACAGTCGTTGCGGTAGATGCATTTTCAGTTACGCTTACTTGTGCAGGTGTTAAATGAACTTGCGAAAACGGAATGATATGCGCTGATGGATATCCATTAACCACTTCTCTTAATTCAACGTTAACGCCGTTTGTTGAGCTTTTCTTTTTAAAATATAAATCAACTTTTGAAGCAAATACTGATCCAGAACCTTTACCCATTCCTTCCTTAATAAAGAATGTTTGTGCCAAAGGATCATTATTTCGGTCATTATTTCTTTCACGTGGTCTTGCGCGGCGCGGACCGTTTCTTTCAGTTGTAGTTGTGTTAATATCAAACGAAGGAATGCGAACAGATCCTGTTATGTTTGTTTTTTCAACATTAATATTAAATGCGTGATACATTAAAGAACCGTAAGATGTCGATGATGAATCAATGCTTGCATATTGATTTACGTCAACGACTTCTAATTCTCTATCACCGACAAAGAATGTTTCTGCAGGAACATTAAATACAGCTCTTAAAACACCGTTTGCGTCTGTTTTAACTTCTGCACCTTTTACACCAAATCTTTCAACTTCTCTTGCCGAATCAACTTCTGTACCCGGCATAACATAGGCATCAACAGATACTCCATCAAAAAAGAAGTAATGCCTTGTGTTAGGACGTAAGCCTGACATATATACATTAACATCTCGTGATCTCATATATGGTTCAAAGTGGAAATTTGAAACCATGTCACCGGCACTAAAGTTTTGAGAAGTACCTTCGTTCATAACTAATGTTGATGTTTTTGTTCTTGTTACTGTACTTGGGAACCATTGCGCAGCATTACCAATTTGTTTTTGGAATGTCGTTACTTCGGTTCCTGTTAATGGTAAGAACTCTTGTAGATTTTCTAAAAAGTTATTAAATGGTGCTGAAAAATCAGAAACAATATTGATTGGATCTGCAACAGTATCATGTACACCATCATGGTCTGGCGATAATCTTCCAACACCGCTATACTTATAAAAGTTACTTACAGCGTTTCTAAATCCTGTTGCAAACGTTTGAGATATTAAAGAAACATGAGAGTTTCTACTTAATGTTGCAACTTCAGGGCTTGCAGTATCAGGGAAGATAGTTGCATTTGTATTTGATTTTAATTTAAGATCTAATGGAAAAGTACGTACTGCTGGCGCTAATATTTCTTTATCAAATGGCACAGACGCATTAAAATTAGTATCTTCTAAATTTGCAAGTTGAAGATCTTTGAATGGTTCAACTATATAACCATTTTTAAATCTTGTCAATCCATTTTCATCAAGAATATTAAGATTTTGTACTTCACTTTCTAATTGGCTAAGTAATACTTGATACTCAATAGCTTGAATTTTATTATCAATTCTTTGAATATCTTTCATGGTGTAATTTTTAACACCATTTGCTCTAGCTGTAACCGCATAATAATTTTTACCTTGCTGCGCAGCTTCTTTAGGAGTTAAAGCTGGAAAACCAGGAATTGAAACAGTTGAAATAACTAATTGGTTTGGATCAATTTTAGCAGGGCGTGGGTTTTCTTCTTCAGTACCTTTAATTACTGCATACTGCCCATACGTATCTACTGTAATATGGTCTATTCTTGAAAGATAATAATCCATGTCTGCTTCAGCAGTATTATCGTTTGCTGGCGTAATAAGAGTTCCAAGACTAACAGTGTTTAAACCTGTAGCACTTTCAGTATGAATAGAAAGAGTTTCGGCCGTACCAATAGTATCAGTATAATCACAACCAGCAACTTTATTTACGTATGGTCTAAAATCAAAACATTCTCTTAGGTTGTAACGCCTACCGCTCGATGATGTATAAACTGGAATTCTATTTGTGTTTATAAACCCAGAGGCTGGAGTTGCGCTGTTATCAATTGGGTAACTGTCAATAGTAAAGAAATAATCATCATTAGGATTAACTTCAAATACTCCCAAATGAACAGTTAAAGTTCCTGACGCTGGTTTTGGTCTGCCAGCAACATGTTCGTAATAACTTTTGCCATAATGAGTATCTTTTTGGTTTGGTTTTAAACGGAAACTGTTTTTCCATTCTTTGCCGTTTACATCAACAATGCTTTTGATTTCAAACACATCAGGGAAACCTAATGCCCATTTTTGGTTTGCATCAGCTGGGTTATATGTTGTTTTAATATATGGCGTGGCAACTGATTTTGCGTAAGGGATTGCTGTAAATCTTTTATTATAGTAAACATAGCAAGTGTTAGTCATATTTGTTGATGTAGTAATTGTGAGAACACTATTATTAACATTTACAACTACGTTTGTTACTGTATGCAGTGTGCCATCGCTTTGTATAATCAGAATGTCATCGTTATTACAATCAAAGTTTTCATCCGCCGTATTCAAAATTGTAATCTGCATAGATGTTGTACTTGCAGGTGATTTTAATTCTTTTAAACGTTTTACGATAGTAATATTTTCAGTTGATTCTAAACTGTATGTACCAGTGTCAAAAATCGCAGGAAAGCGATCTGCATCTTTAAAAACAGATCCTTCTGCAATTTCAATATGATCTCCGTTACCGCTACCGGTTTGAATATATTTTACATCAGCAAATGTTTTTCCAGGAGTAACCATATTGATACCTGAAAGATATATTTTTGTAGGAGTTATATTTCTAACCCATGCTGTGCCAATATCAACGTTAGAGGCGTCTTGTAAATCATATGTTGCGTTATCAATATCAGGGATACTTGTATTTGTACCGCCAAACGCAACAATGTCTACATACCCACCATAAGATTGGTTAATAGGCTGCGCTTCTGTAGTTTCAGTTGTTGTTACCGGGTCAATTCTAAAATCTTGCTGACCTTTATTTTCTACACGGTGTCCTTTAACATATGCAACACCTGGATTAACAAGCATTGTAAGATCGCCGTTTCTACGGTCAGGAACAACATTAAATTTTTCTACGACATAGTTACCTGATTCTTCATACGTACGCTTGGCCATTTCTTCGCCGATTACGTTATATTGAGATACATCTCTGAGAAGTACCGCATCACCGTTTTGATAACGAATAAGAGTAAAGAAGTCTTTATCAGAATTAGCAGTCGCTGTTGGAAGCACTGTAAGAATAGGAGTTAACTTTAATCTGTCAGCGCCAGGAGCATTATAGTTTTTAGATCCTAATGCGTTATCAAACAGATTACTATCACCTAATGAATCAATAAGCTCTTCTTGAACCTTATATCCTACTGAAACATCATTAGGAGCGTTTGAATATTTTTCAACAATTAAAGTTTGCGTGCTTGTAAAAAGAAAATGACCTTTTTGGAAAACAATACCAGGAGCACTTTGTATACCAAACGCGTTTCCTGTTGCATTTACTTGATCTGTTACGTTACAAGTTTGAACAATATCTGGCCCAGGCGCTGTTGGGTGTGGTTGTCCACCAACAAATTTGTAGCGAATAATATTTAATTCTTCGCCTTCCTGAAACACTTTTCTGTAGTCTACGTTTGCAACAGCTTCATTAGCGTTTAAATAATTAACCCAAAAAGTATTAAGATCAGGTGGCCGCGTTTCGTAACCGATTTGTGCTGAAATAATATTAGCTTTAAGTCCGTTAATCAAACCTTCTACTTGATATATAATATCAACTTCAGTATCAACACCGCTTATGTCTTCAACGACAGTTACTGGTTTATACAGCTCAGGATCAAACCCGGTTTTGTTATTTAGCTTAACATATTTTAAATCGTTAAGATTTGTAAAAGTAGAACCTTTAATGATGCTACCTTCTTTAAATATATTATCGCCAAACTGTTCAATTTGGTTTTGCAATATCGTTTGCAATTGTGTAAGCTCACGAGCCTGAACCGCATACGCCGGTTTAAACAAAACCTTATAGAATTGATTTTCTATATCATAGTCATCATAATAAGGTGATATATTTAAATCTGTGTTAATAGGCATCTATCTTAATTCCTTAAAATTCTAGCACGAGTTTGTACTCTTCACGGGAGGAGTTGTTACGTGTAAGAGGAAATAAATCTTCCATGAAGTACACTTCTCCGGTTCTTTGTTTATACGCTGATTCGGTTATATTATCTGCTACTGGTGTATTTATATTAATTGTCTGACCTGTTGGAGTCGTTAACGGATAAAGTTCACTAAGTGCAATATCAGATCCAGGCTGATTTGCATAAGGTCCCATATACCCATCAAGATATATTGTGTTTGCAGAGTAATCAAGTTCATGAACGGTAGCACTAAATATTACTTCGTTATTGACATCTATTTGCTCTAATACAGTTCCAGCGGATACAGCCTTTGCAATATCGTTAGTAACAATCGCAAGTCTGTTGTCAAAAATATTTGGACCGTCTGTAGGATATAAAATAGCATCAAACTCAGGATCTTTGATAATACCAAGTTGTGAATAACTACCTGTTGCACCAATTGCATTGTTATCTGCTTCTGTAACATAACCGTAAAGAAGAATATGTTTACATTTAAATTCATCCACTGGGTTTGATCCATGACCACCCCTTGGAGATAATATTGGGCGAAGGGTTGCGCGTACTTCAATGCTTGCTTCTGACTCAGGATCAAAATCGTATAGTGGATCTATAATTTCAGCACTTGCACGAGTATAATCACTACCTGCGTTAATCATTCTAATTTTTGTAATGGTTCCATTATTGTTTATTACCGGGATAGCGGTTGCTCCTGTTCCATCACCTGTAACTTCAATTCTAGGATACACAGCCGCCGTTCCATTTTTTGCAGCGCCAGGAAGACGTGGATTATCTGTATCTAATACAACAGTGAATTCGCCGGTTTCGTCAATGGAATTATAATTATATGAAGTAATTCTTCTGACATACGAAACGCCGTTTCCGTCAGTTACATATAAAGTCATTCCTGCATAATAGTTTGCAATTTCAGATAAAGAATTATCATCGCAAATAATTAAGCCAGCGTTATCAGGTGCTTCGGCAACATTCATTCCCGTAACACTAAAATATCCTTGGTTGGCTTCTATGTTTGTAATTAAGATTTGGTCAACTACAGACCCTGTAAAATTAGACGGGTTAGACGCAACTGGATCTACCTCAAAGGCACCGCCGATTGGAATATAGCCAATAGCGTTGTATGCTTCAAAATCCGATTGAGTTAAAGCAAACATATATTTCCAAACATAACCATCTGCTGTTTCATAAATTTGATTCGCGTCTGATGCAACAAAAGGTGGAGGACTTGTAACTTTAGCACCGTTGTTATTATTTAAACATTTATAAATTCTATAATCGCCAGTGTCATTAACGTTTGGTCCAACAGTTGCGAAAAACTTTTGGTCTTCTAAATCTGTATTGTCATCGTATTGAACAAATACTTGGCCTTCTTGCCACGGATAATATTTAATCATAAATTTGGTATCAGATGTTAAAATCTTTTTACCGAATAAAACATTATCTAAAAATTGTATTTCTGAAACTTTAGTATTAGCCGCTGAAACCCGTGAAGTTGGATCTGTTGTAAGCGAAGAAACAAAAACATAGAATTCATTAGATGCTAAATCATTATAAAATAATCTTAGCAAATCTGTTTTATATTTTGTAGTTAGAATTTCTGTCATGTCACTTCCACTCTTTCTTAATATTTATATACAATTTTAGCCTCTTTTTCTAATTTTAGTTCGAGGATAAACTGCGCCTGTGGTTGGGCGTGGTTTAAAATTTCTTTGTGGATATGCAAAACCTTCTTCAGGTCTTTGGTTAATCCATCTTAATATTTTATTTGGGCCGCCTTGTAAACTTGTTAAGTCCATTGGGTTGTCAGCTCCGCTATCAAACATCTTATCGTCGGAAGCATTATCAATTATCCATTGCTGTGCCTCGGCCTGAGTCATGTTTGGCCAACTTTCAGCTAAGATAGCCAAAACACCAGCTGCTTGCGGGCTAGCCATAGATGTTCCGTAATATTTTGCGCCTTCGTAATTACTATCTCTTGAGTCAGTATATGGCCCATAAGATGCGTACTGATTTGTATTTAGCGAACTTTGAATTGTTTCACCGGCTGCATAGATATCAACTTGAGTACCTGTGTTTGAAAATTCTGCTTTCTTTTCGTCAGTGTCATTACTCATTGCTCCAACAACAATTACTTCTGGTTTACCAGCTGCAGAACCTGTACCTCTATGAGTGTAAACTGTCGCTTCATAGTCAAATCCAAAAAACGTATAAGGCCAATATACTTTGTTATTATAATCTTGGTCAGTACTGTTAGTAATTTTATTACGATCGTTTCCGGCCGCGGCTACAACAATAATCCCATCATCTATTGCATCTTGAATATCTGCAAACCTTGATGTAAAATATGCCTGAACTGTTGGCGTATCGTCGGTTGTGTATATACCACGAGATGTATAATCAGTCTCAACTAAAGCACTTCCTTTATCGTATTCAGTTCCTCTATATTCTATTTTTTCAGGGAGGCTGTAAACCGCCCCACTACTTCCAGTATACGCTCGAAGCGTTTGGCTTGACCCATAACTATGATTTGTGATTGTAGGATTTTTTCTACCAGTTGCAGGGTTTACCGTCTTAGCATTATGCCATGCACGTACGTAATCCCAATAAGTAGATGAACTTAAACCATTTGTTCCGAAGTTTTGGTTTGTGCCATAAATACTGATGTTATAAATGTTTGCATCACGAGCCCATCCTTGTTTATTTCCGGCAACTGTACCAGCTACGTGGCATCCGTGATTGTTGTCATCGGTACGATCTGGAACTCCGTCGCCGTTGTTATCTGCGTAAGCAGCATCAATATATGGAGTATAGGCATAAGTGCCAGTTCCTGAACCAATATCGTTTTGGAACCAATTAACTTGTTTAACTCTAGAAGCACCGTTTGTTTGCGCAAAATAATAATCTGGGCCGGCGTCATTATCTCTAAAAATATCTTGTAATACTACAAAATCAGGTTTACTTAAAACTGGCTCAAAGTATTTTTTAAATAGTGCATGACCCAACGGGTTATTTGCTAACATACCTGCCGGTGTTTTTAACGTATCAGACCATTCAGTTTCAAGACTTTCGTTTTCCCAGAATTGACTCATATCCCACATTGACCAATTAACTAAATAAGTATATTCTTTATATGCAACCATAGCTGCATCAGCATCTGTTGCCCAATCTGTAGAATAACCAGATGGATCATACAAAGATGCATCAATTGCTTCTTTCATTGCAAGGTGTAATTCTGTAGTTGTCCAAGAAAAACTAGGATTGCCTTCAAGTATCGGTCCTAAAGATTGCATAGGAACTTCTGTTTCACTTCCAGGAACTGCACCTGGAATACCAAAGTTATGAATTGTATGGAACAAGTGTTCAATAATTTCTTCAATGTCTCTATCACTCGTTGGCGGATTTGGTCCTGATGTATTTCTATACCATACCATATCGTCCATAACATTATTATTTAAAAAGTTTTGATAACCTGAATATTGAGCAGCACCTGAGTCTGTTAAAAAGTTTGGTGAATATGAAGCACCACCACCCCAAGCAACTCTTTGTGCCGTAGGTAATCCTGCGTGGGTAGTTCCTGCTGCACCTTCTAATGTTTTAATAAGTTTAATTTGTTGACTTTTATTAATTAAAGGATATGTTGGGTCAATAAGTAATGTAATAGCTTTTGCTGTTTTAAGCGCCCAGGCATCAGGTACGGCGGTTTGCCCACCTACTGCGCCAGCAATAACACATTTAATTCCACGAACTGTAATTGATCTATCAAATACTGCTCCGTTAGATGAGTCGTTTGTAAGAGCGCCATTAGTATATTGACTAATTAATGTATCAGGCGCTGCAAATTCTGGGTGGGAAGGGTCAAAGTGTCCATCAAAAATTACAACATCAACATTCTTTCCTGATGCTGTTATATTTACATCACGTATTTTATTTGATGTTCCAGGAAGACCCCAGTCTGACAAATTGTCTTCTATCGTATGTCTTAATATACCCCAGTTGATATGATTTGCATCTCCTGAAGTTGTTTTATTAAAATTACCTAAAAACTCGTATGTTGGGCGATTTTCAATCATGTCCGCCATGTCAACATCCCAAACACGTTCATCTTGTTTAACAAGTGCAGCTTCAGCTGGCGTCAACATGTAATGAGTGTTACGACTAATTGATCTTCTTTTTTCAACGCCAACTGCTCTGTCTGGAATAAACAGATTTCCGCCAGGAGTTTCCATATCATTATAGAAATCTTCTAAGTCTTCATGATTATGAAGAGTGATAATCCATTCAAGAGTTGGATCTTCCATATTATGCCTCTAAGCTTAAGTGCGTTATCGTAACACGAATATTTGAAGTTACGCCAGTGTCGTTTGTGATTGCGGCCGGAAGTGTATTGCCTGTGGTGCAATAACCAATAACTGCTGGAGCAAAATTAACAACTTCGCTCCCTGTGGTAATTACTTCGGCAATAACTCCTGCGTCAGGCGCTGGGTCGTTACCTCTTAATCTCGAAGCATCCGCCGTTCTTGATGCAGCGTCAGTGTATAACCTTACCCAGGCTGCGTCTGATACTTCAATTGAATATAGAACAAATGTTTTTGCCGCCGCAAGATCAAAGTTTGCAGTTTGCGTTGCAATCATTCCTCCGTTAAGAGTGTTTGTAGAAACGCGTGTATTCAGACCACCTGTACCAGCTTCTGCCTCAACTATAATATCGCCTACCATATTTGGATGGCTAGTACAAATATATTTGTATGTACCACTAAGAGTGTTAGGTACTTTCCAATAAAGAGTTCCTGATGTTTTTCCTTGCGCGCTAAGACCTTCAGATTTAGTTCCGTCAAACGCGTAATGTCTTAAACCAATATTATAAGCACTATTAGTATTGTCTCTAATTTCAAATGGATGCGCTCCGGATGTTGATGTTAAATCCCATCCAATGGTTTCTCCAGCTCTAACATAAATTGTTGGATTATCAGTTTGCCCGTGAGTATCAAATTTATAAGATGAGCTACCGCTATGAGTTACAATATACTTTGTTTTGGCCTGCAAGGCAATATCATGAACATCAAGATCAGCCAACGCAATTTCTGTTAATGCATTAAAGGTCGAGGAACCTCCACCGCCGCCGCCTGACACATCTGTAAATGAGTAGGTACCTGCACCATCAGTTGTTAAAACTTGACCGTTAGTTCCGTCTGATATTCCTAAATCGTTTAAGTCAGCTGGAATAACCGGAGGAGTATATGTAAATATACCTGTTCCGTTATTATAAGCAAGGCTGCCATTTCCTGATGCCGACGGCTCAGCTGCAACACTCAAATCAGTTAGAGCAATTCCGCTACCACCACTTGCAGTTGCGTCTGTATCTGGAGCCCACTGAGTACCAGACCATTTTAATACTTGACCTGTAGTAGGTGCTGTAGCACTAACATCGGTTAATGCGCCCAATGTAGTTGCGCCACCGCCTCCACCTGATACGGTACTAAAAGTAAACGCGCCTGCGCCATCAGTTGTTAAAACTTGACCGCTAGTTCCGTCTGTTATTCCCAAATCTGTAAGCGCTGTGGGTATTGTGGCAGTTGAATTATAAAGTTCTGTAAAGTTTTCGTTAACTTTGACGAAGGCTGATCGTAACGGATCCCCGCCACCATCATTAGCCGCTAGCCCTACACCAATTGTTTGCTTTGCCATTATTAGCTCCTAAGTGTTTTAGTTATTTATCCGTTTATTTTATCTCACGAGGTCCGCACGTAAAATCGTACTATCAGAGGTATACCCAGTAGTGTCCATTGTAATTGTTCCGCCTTGACCTGATGTATCCTGGCCTGGTCCGACAACATCAATACCGCCGAGCAGATAATCGTTTTTAACATTATGATAAAATCTTTGTGCGATACCACTGTTTTGTTTTTTCTGATATAAGAATGAACCAAATTGCTTTGTACCTGCAAGGTGAACATTTTTATTTAATGAACCACGATATCTTTCTTGTGATACTGAAGATTTAATATCATACGAGTACTCTTGATAGAAATCACTATCTTGTATTCTCATTTGACCTTCGTAGTAAACATCAGCGCCGTTTTCAGCTACTGTACTTGTGTAGCCATTAACATGAGAATTAAGTTGTCCCCAGAAACCTTCTGTAATACCTTCCGTTACAGCCTGGGCAGTACCTCTCGCCTGAATGTTATTATCATCATCTACTATGAAGATTACTTCTCCATCCGGATATGCAAATCCTGAATTAATAACCTTTACGCCGGCAATCCTGCCATCCTCAAATATAGTCTTAGCATTCATATCAGCATTGGCACCAATTACTTTAGAAGTGTAATCTCGTTCTGATGCAAGGATAGGATAATTATTTCCTCTGAATAAAATATCGTTTGTGGAGTTAAACCCGTAATAAGCATACGGCGTTACTTTAATAAATTTTTCTCCACTATTAACTCCGGTAATTTTACCAACCACGCCAGACGTTTCTTGTGTAATAATATCACCAACTGAAAACGCCGCGGTTATATTTGAAAGAATAATAATTTGCTCGTATCTTGCAAATGGAATCATCGTTGAGTCTTGTACTAATGCAAATACATCGTTAACATAATCGTTTCCTGGATTTACATTTTCAAACGCGTCAATAACTCCAATATTAAATGGCGTTAAATCAAACGCTTCATTTAATGGAGTTGCAAGAGTTACTGGATCTGCAGTACCTGACATTGCTTGAATTGCAGGCGGGACGGTATTATAATTACTTGAATTGAGTGGCACACTAAGGAAGTCACTAATAAGATCGGTAATCAAGCTGATGTTTTCAATATTAGATAAACTTTCTACTTTAACGTCAGCGGTGTTAAGAGTGTCAGGATATAGTGGGCCAGGAGAACTGTCATTTTTTGCAGACACTGCGTTAAAATATACTTTGTATGCAGGATAAGCATCGTAAAGAGGATTCTGCGTAAGTCTTATTTTAAAGTCTCGTTCAATCCATTCAATCGTAGCTTCATCTGTTAATGTACCATCAAAATATGCTGTTATATTATCTACATCTAATTGGTTAACGAAAGAGTCATTGTTTACATCACCGAGTTGACGTGTTCCAACAATTGGGGTAAAGTTTGTAAGTTCTGGCTGTTGCCCATTTGCAGCGCGTTGCATACCTTCTATTATTGTATATGTTGCGTTATATAACGCAGTCTCAGACGCAGGAATAAGCTTTACTGATTTAAGAGGATCTGTAGCTTGAACTGTTTGAATAAACGAAGAGTCTTCAAATTCGGCGGAGCCAATATCTAATTTAACTCCAGCCACAACAGAGTTCTGTCCAATAACTGTTGCTAGCGCGGAAGTAGATGGTTGTTCAATTCTTAAGTCAGGTTCAAATATAAAATTTGGGTTATCAAAAACAATTACTTGATTTGAAACTATAAGCCTTGTGCCTTCTATTGTATAGCCAAATCCGCCGTCTGTCAATTCATATTTTATTATACCAGTTTGCTGTGCAGATACATCAGTTACTAAAACTTTACCACCAGATCCATAACTACTTCTTACGTTATAAACGTCTCCAACTTTATTTCCTGTTGTACCACCATAGGCTTCATCAATTGGTTGAATTGCATTTAACGATCCACCAATTTTTCCAAAGCTAACATCTTCACCGGCAATTCTTGCTAGGATATCATCAAATTTTTGAAACTGTCCTTTTATATTATTTAAGTAAATAACCGCATAGATGGTTTTATTTTTAATAATAAAGTTAATTTTATCAACAACTGCTTTGGCACCTGATACAGAACCTTTAATATTTCGTGAAAGTAAATTTTCATAAGTATAGCTAAGACCGCTGTTTGATACAAAAACGTTATCGTTTGGAAACATTTCTAAATACGAACCGGTTTTCCATGTTGAGTCAGATGGCTTGAACATATATTTAGACGGATATACAACTTCTGCGTACTCTTGATAAAATAGTCTAAAGAATACAACAATACCACCACGAGTACCTTTTCTTCTGTAAAGGTCCATGATATTTTTAATTACAATTCTTACTGTTGTATCATCCAACAATGGCAAGTCCGCAAGGAATGCTTTTTGGAAATGTATAATCATACTCGCTAACGTAGTTGATATGTCACGGTATTCGTACATTCGCCGATTGTTATAATGGCTTTGGTTGTATTCTGTTTCTAAGAATTCATAATAATCTTTTACAAGTTGAACAAGTTCAGCGCCTTCATCACGATAAATCGCAGGCCACATACTATTAACCTTGAAGGCAATCTTTTTTTCAATTAACTCTTTTTGATTATTATAACCGACCATTTTATTCAGTCTCTCTTAATGTTACTTCTACGTCGTCGTCGCGGATTGCAAAAATTCTACCTTTTGGCGCAGCAATGTCATCGTAAACAGTTGTGGCAATAAATTGAATAGCAGAGCCAGTAAATCCGTCGGTTCTAAAATTAATTAGTTTTACATCGCCTGCATCATAGTCAACAGTACCGGCAGTTGGATCAATAATTTGTGGATTAGAAAGATCACTAGTAACTAATTGCATGTTTCCGATGCCATCATCCTGTAAGTATACACAAACATTATCTACTGAAAATTGTCCACTTACAATAGATGGTTTATATTCTGAAAATCCATTCGTTTCACGGAACGGATATGGCCTTACTAATGGTGTACCAAATTTAAATATAGGATTAGATTTGATATTAAGATCTGGTGTGTATTCAATAATCGGCTTCGCCGTCATAGCGTTTGAAGTTATAGATACGTCAGCTGCATCGATGTTAGAGGACAGGTTTGATAGCCTTAGGGTAGTATTAAAGTTATCTAATGTTCCTTCTGAGTAGGCCTGTATTGTGTCTCTAACCAACTGCGCAATAAAATCAGAATTTTTTGTAGTAAGCTTTGGATTATAATTGACACGAACAGCAATTTTACCATACACAAATTCAGATGGAACAAATGTTGGTTCAATAGCTAATGGAGTCTTATCTGACAAATAATCAAGATACGTATTTACCAAAGTATTTGATAAGGTTTCTTCAGCTTCTCCTAAATAAACTGAAATCGCAACACGGCCAAATTGTGGAGGATTTAAATTTTCTCCACCGTATGCTGACACTGCTTTAATTTCTGGAAATTGCTGTTTAAGTAATACTTCATAATCAGAAGTTGTTACAGCTCTCTCCTGAATTTGTAAAGCCTTAGGAGCAAAGTAACGGATTTTTTCTAATGACTCTGAGTCTGCACCGCCGAGTGCCGCCTGTATTGTTTCAACTTCAGTTGTACCTGTTGAAGTAATTTGAATTGTGAATACGCTTGCGCCGTTTGCTTCAGCTCCTGAACAAATTCTATACTTAACACGAATATCTTCGTATTCATCAGGCTGTACACCAAACACGTTGTTACCAAAATAAATTTTATATCTGCCATCGTAATATGGTTCTACATAGAATACTTTATCTTCAGGTCCGACTCCAAAGATATCGTTTTTGCGAGTAAATATATTTGCGTCTTCTGTAAACTCGGCGTCAACAAATACCTCGAGAGAATCAATATCAGCGTTTTCGTTTGAAAGAATAACTGTAAGAATGCCATCTTCATCAACAAAATAACCTTCACGTTCAAAGCTTGTTAGCATTTGTCCTTCAAAGAGTTCAATGTTGTCTGCAACAAATACACCTGGTTCTGTTTTCTTTGCAACATACGCTTTATCCGTAACGAATTCATAATTCTCTCCTTGGAAAGAAGCCTTGAATGCTGCAAACTGCGGGATCGTAATTGTTTGACCTGTAATTGTAGTATCACGGATAGTAACTCTTACTGAAGCCCTCGCAGATTTCCTTGAGCTTGGCAAATAATTTAATTCTTTTGCATGTGATACAACCGAGTTTGGTAATACCGCAGAGTCAAGAAACATTTCATTGATTGCCATATTGGTATAAAAGTTATTCTGATATGTATTATATGATAACACATCTAAAAGAACATTTAAGTTGGAACCTTCGAAATCATAATCTTTAAATTGCGACTGGCTTTTTAAATAATTAATCAGTTGCTGCTTGTTACTAGCAAAATCTAATTCTGTTATGTTCAGCTTCGTAGCCATCTTATCGTGTCCTCTCTAATATTACACTCAGCGATATTGGCTGTTGGTTATTTGATATGTAAAATGCTATTTTGACGACCACAGTGTTGTCATCTATTTCTGACGAAACGAGTACGTCAATAAGATCAGCCCTTGGTTCATGCAAATTAATCGTGGATCTTACTTGCTCTTCAATTAGTTTAAGTGTTGCTGGCGTAATTGTTTCAAACAACATAGCCTTGATGTTTCCACCAAGGTTTGGTTGCATTAATCTTTCACCTCTATCAGTTAAGATAAGGTTTTTAATTGATTGCTTTACAGCTTCTTCATTTTTATTTAGAGTCAAGTCACTAGACACAGGACTTTTTTCTAAATCCATTTTAAAGTCAGTGTAAACTGTAAACTTTTTCTGTCTTGGTGTTATTAAACTAACTACCATTATTTTTTCCTTTATTAAGGTGTAAACACCCTATTCCCTAAATCTATGTGAACAAATCCGCCATATATTCCGTGGCCTGTAAATCCTTCTTGATACGCAATCCGTAAAAACTCTGTACGATTATGGATAACCTCTCCA